CGGCGGGCCCGTCAGGGATATCATACGAAACGTCATTAATTTGAATTTTCACTGTGTCTGTGTTTCCTGTGTCAGATAATTTTACATTGCGACCAGCACGGCCACGTTTCACAACTGCGATATGGTTGCCGCGTATGTTGCGTTGAATGCCAATGTATTTCACACCGGTATCAGTTTCGCCGTCAACCAATTCAAGGTCAGCGGTGTAGCCGTTCGACACTTCAACCTTACCGTTCCCGATCTTGTCGACCATTGCTTTGTCAGTGATACGCAATGACGCGTTCACATACGTGTCGTCATGTGTCACCTTGTCGTAACTGGTGCCAACTGCGTATTGCTTATGGTTAGATGACGTAACCTTTTCAGGTGGGTGGTCATCGGTGACCGGTAGCCGTTCAAAACTCGCAAGGCTTTCAGCGTCAAAGACTTCTTCAGCAGGTCGCAAAATCCCCACCGCGTCCATCGGGTCACGGTCGGTCAATTCCAGTTCGCCCGCTAGGTACGTCTGAACCCCGACACGGCCAATACGTGCAGGAAGATCAAGATAACCGTCGTCAGTCATCCGTCTTTGTGACGTACGTGTTTGCAACTTGTCGCGGAATATGATTGCCATTAGCCGATTTTACCTGAATTAGTTGACAGAATACAATGTTTCAGATACGTGCGTCACAAAATGGGCTGCGCAATGCACCTGCATTGGATATCTTCACCAGGGTGGCCCGTTTCTGGCGGTGGTGAATCCCACCTGAAGACCTTGCCGTTGTTGTCCCGGTGCGTCGGTCGCACCCGTTCGTCACGGCTGGTCACCCACTGATATTCAGTCACACCAAGTGCTGTTTGACGTTCACGAGTCAACCGACTGTTCAACTTAGCGTTCTGGTCACGTGCGATTAGTCTGGCGCGGCTTTCCAGCTTGCCACGTATCTGCGCACCGGATTCACGAAGCATTTGTTCAATTGCCGCCTGTGTGCCACCACCGCCCTGTGCAAAGTTTCTGAAGACAGCTTGTTCAAGCTGGTCAAGGTATGAATTCGGCAATGACTTTACCAGGCTGACATTTTCAGATACCGCGCCGTTGATAACATCGGTCAACCCTTCTTCGTTGATGATGCCCTGTATGTCAACGCCAAAACTTCGTTCAAGTGATTTGAAGAAGCGTTGACGGTTTACTTCGTCGGCTTCGTTAGTGAACTCACGCACCATGTCAGTCACAGTGTCGGCTGTGCCTTCGATTAATGCACGCAAGTTAGTGAATGAATTTTGAAAGTCTTCCGGTGATATGTCTTCCAACACAACGCCGAGGTAATCAGCGTCAGTGATGATTTGTCGCCTGACAAATTCCTGTTTGATTTGCGCTTCAGTCGTTCGCAACAAACGCTTCAACGATCTGAAGTATTTGCGTTCAATCGAACGACGTTCACGCAGTGGCGCAAACTTGCCAGGCTTGCGACGCTTACTGTTCGCCCGGTAAATATCAATCGGTTTCATTAGTCGTCGCGGTCTTCCCGTCCGTCAGGGTCAGTTATGTCTTTGCTGATATTTGAGTACGTGCCGTTGGCTTCAAGGTCACGTGCAACGGTCGCTTCATCAACTGCGCCGTTCAACAGGTAAATGCCATCACGGTCTGCACGTGTCTTTTCAACCGTTGCACGTTCTTCTTCACTAAGCGAACGAAGCGGGTTAAATTCATACGTCAATTCAATGTCGTTAGCAAGACCCAAGTTCCGCGCAAACAGCTTGTCAAGTATATCAAGTTTTGGGCCATACTCATTCACTTGACGCGCACGCACATTATCATAGTAGTTGCGCAAGTCACTTTCACCGGTAGCGTTAAGGCCGCCAGGTGCAGAACCGAGTAAGCGCGTTGCGGGTATATCGGTTGCCGCTGCAAGTATCTTGCTGAACTTTTCAATCAAGTCGGGCAAACCTGAAAACGTGTGCGTGCGTGTCACATATTGTTCTTTGCTATCAATGACAACAGCGTTGTTAAATGACTTCATTAAACCAATCAACGCGAAACGCTTCTTGATAAGTTCTTCACCTTCGGCGTTCTGCAACAGGTTCATCAAACCTTCAACCGTGAACACGTCAACGTTCATGTTGTAAATCATGGAAGACGCGCCGGTTGTCGCTGTGCAAAAGTCAATTATCACGTCGTATATGCGGTCAAGTACACTGTCGCCCATATAGCCATTGTGCTGCATTTCATAATGAGGCAACTTCACACCGTCAAAGCGCAACACACGGCTGTTATGTATCAACGTGTTGTGACTGTGTTGAAGCCGATAGTGTTCTGGCATTCCAAAGTTCGGGTCAAGCGGGTCAAGGGTTAACGCAACTGAAAGGTCTTGGTACAACATAGAACGGTCAACGACTTTCATGTGACGGAGCGAACCTGGCCGCACCCGGTCCATATCAAGCGGTTGATCGGGTTCTTGTCCGTCGTCGACTGCAAGTATTATTGCAGCTGTGCCGTATAAGCGTCCCCACTTGTGTGCCTCGTTGAATAAAAACGGCACTTGAAACTTCTTTTCTTCAGCCGCTAACAACTCCAACAGTTTCGGATCTTCAGCGGTATGCGTTCGCCATTCGCGCGTCATGTCGTTCGGTATGATGTCAACAACTTTGCCCGCAATCCAGTTGGTTCGATACAGGTTGTTGATTTCCTGGTTGATCGCACCGCCACCGTTTGAACTTAAACGAACGTTATTGACAAAACGACTGTGTGCCCGCTTGTCATGGCCCGTGTTCAAGTTCGCCATCAAGTTTTCAAGCCCGTCACGTGCAAACAGACTTTCAGTAAACACAAGAGCTTCGTCGTTGTGTTGGTGTGTCAATTGTTCTTTCATTTTAATTGCTCTTTGATGAGTCGTTTTAACTTCATGGCATCAGTCAACACAATTGCAGACGGTGGCAACGCGCTAAATTCCATTGACCACTTGGGAAAATATCGCTGTTCTTCAAAACCTTCGTAAAACACGTTAATGTCTCGGTGCCGTGTATCTTCACGAATGACGTTCATTAACTGTTGAACATTGGTTCTTGAACCCTCAAGCACTTGCAAGAACCTTTCACCGTCGAACATTAAAATACCAGTGATGTGTTCTTTTAAATTTCTATAACGCGCAGTTTCCAGAATGGTATTGACACATCCCTCGTGACAATCAACAGCGGTGCTTACATAGTTCAATCGCCAGATCATTTGAAGAATTTCCCGAATCTATCAGTCAAGCGCGGCATGAATCGACCGAACAGCCGACCGTGCAACATGTATGTTCTGTATTTTACTTTGCCGCGCTTCCACGCTTTACGAAGCGCACGCCGACGGCGTGACACCTCAATTTTGAATTCGCTTTCAGCTTCTTCATGTGGTGTGCCGTTTTCATAATGCGCGTCATGATTGCGACACGCACGGTTGTAATATTTGCTTAATGGTTTGCGTATCCATTGCGGCCACGACTGCGGGCCGCAATAGTATTTACTCGGTTGCGGCTTGCTCGGTTTGCTCATCTTGCTGTGCGTCTATAGCGTCAAGGATAGATTGCAGAACAACGCCCGCTTCTTGTAATTCTTCTGCTGTAGGTTCCGGGTAGTCATTAAGTATGTCGTCCAGCTCCCCGTTAATATCAGAAACAACATCGTCTCCAAGCTCCATTTCAGCAAGCATGTTAGTAACGTTACCGCTAATTATCCTAAGCACTGCGGGCTTTAGTGGTTCCGGCGTGTTGTTAATTATGCCCGACACTTTGTTGTAGTTGTCTTCAAGGGCTTTTATCTTCGCACCGTAGATATTTTCCTTTACTAATACATCCTGTGTTACCGGGTCATCTAAGTTTCGCAATGCATGGCGTACCCTAAATTCATGCGCCACCACTAAAAACTCAGGTACTTCACCGCGAAAAGCGGTGTATATGAATTGGAAGAATTCTGTTATTCGTTGTTGCATTAGTCACTTATCCTTTTAATTGTAAATTTCACGTTGTAGACAACGTTTGATCTGTTAGCCGATGTTGGGGCATGCCGCAAACTATAGACTGTATTGCTATTCTCTGTAATCACAACATAGTCGGAAAGCTCTAAAATGTTCTTTTGATCAGTGCCACTTAGGTTATTAGCTACCGGGTCTTGACCGTCTGACGTAGAAGGTTGTTGACGTTGGTAATCTAGCGAATTTGTAAGCCCGTCATCAAGGTTTTTATTAGCTACCGATTCGTCATACAAACCAGCTGTAAAATCTACCCAATTTGTATCATGCCCGAACTTACCTTTAACCTTTAATTCATAAGTGCCGGGAGCCATGCCTGTAGTGTCTATAGTGTCTACCAGGGCGTCAGGTGAATCCATGTTGTTAACAAGAGTTTTATGATATTCCGTTCTTTGCAAAAGAAAGCCAAAACCATAAGGATAAACCCACTTGCAAACGTCCCCCGTTATATCCAGTATTTGCCCGTCTTTTGGTGGAGTATCAGGTAACGTCATAGCATAGTCAGACGCCAGTGTGTTAGGCGCTCTAAAGAATATACCAGGCCCTTGTCCAGACCTAAGAATCAACGAAGCACCAAAACCATTAATACCTTGAAAGTTAAAAATAGACCGGCCTGCACTATTGACAAAGAAATTAAAAATGGTCTTTAGCGTATCACCTGCCGTTGTAGGATCAGCACTGTTCAAGTTAAGCATGTTACCAACAACTTGTAACAAACCTTTGCCGTCTGTAGATTCTATTTTGTCAGCGTCATGTTGGTCAGCTTCTAGCGCTGTGGCTCTACTGGCTAACGCTGCTACAGCCGCTTGATTCATAGATGACAATGCAGAGTTTGCGTCCGCTAAGTCTGTGTTTGCCTGTATCAGTGCGTCCTGTGCAGCGTTGAC